CTTGCACGGATTGCAACATAAGTTATAACGTGAGCGACTCTCCTTCTCGAAAAGAAAATTGTAGAGATTGCTACAATGCTAACAGGAAGATAGTAAGGCAAGAGTTGGCGGAGAGAAATGGGTGTAGAAACTATGCCCACTACTTGAAGATGAAGAGAATAGAAAAAATCAACCAAGATAAGAGCCGAGAAGTATGGGCTGAAAATCTTTTAAAAACTTATTATTAATAGAAAGATTATGAACAAGAAAAGAATTTATGTGGGCATAAAGGGCTACTTCTGGGATAACGAGGATTATTATGTTTTCGATGAATTGACCAATATATGCCAAGATGGTAGACCTCCTTACTATGCAAGTATAGGCATTTGGTTCTACAATTTCTCTCACGAGAAGCAACCATGGATGAAATAAAAAACACTTTAAAATAAATAAAAAAATGACAAAGAAAGAATTAAAAGAAAAGTACGGCATAGAGCTTATTGGCAAAGAAATGTGGGTTTGGGATGATGACCCAGAAAAAGCATTTTTTACTTTGGTTATTCATAGAAGAAACCAAGTAAATTACCCTTATATAGTTGTGGATGGTACTATTTTCAGAAACGCCTCCGAAATCAACCCGAACAACAAATAGCCACAAGTGGGTGACATAGGCTACTTCTGGGATGATGAGGAAAGTTACCTTTGTAGCGTATTAAAAAACATAGTCAATGATGGCAGACCAGCTTACTATTGTAGCTTAGGATTGTGGTTTAGCAAATTTTCAAAAGAGAAACAACCATGGATGAAATAAAAAACAAGTACGGCATTGAACTGATTGGTAAGGAAATGTGGGTTTGGGATGATGATAAATTAGACGCACAGTTTAGGTTGGTTTTGTATAAGAATAATGATAAAACTCACTCTTTCAAGTGTTTGTTTGGCTTTTATGCAAATGCATCAGAAAGAAACCCGAACGAGCCACAAGATTCACAGGTTGGAGATATTGGCTACTTCTGGGATTTCGAAAAAGCCTACGCTTACGGCGAATTGATAAAGATTTACGAAAACCAAACCCATAAATATGTGTCTTGCACCAATTCCTTTTTTATTAACTTCTCGAAAGAGAAACAACCTTGGATGAAATGAAAATAAACGAAGATTTATTGCAAAAGGTATTGCAGATTAAACAAAACGAAAAGAAACCTTTAAAAAGAGGCTTTAAAACGTGGCTTAAATATATCTACAATTACAAAAGCGAAAGTTTATCTTTATGAATGGAGAATCTATTGCCTTTGACGTTTTGGACGATACATACATCACCATGCCAGCAGATGCAGGTAACGATGTCACCAGCGGAGGCATATTTTAAATCCTTTTTGTAGGAAACTTTATCTTGTAAAAGTTTGTATTTTTGCATAAAAACAAATTTAATAATTACATTTGTTAATGAAAGTAATAAAAGCAAACATTGCAGGCGTCAAAATTAATCCAAATAATCCGAGATTAATTAAAGATGATAAATTTACCAAGCTGGTGCAGTCGATTAAAGACTTTCCAGAAATGCTGGAAATACGCCCTATTGTCGTAAATTCCGACATGGTAGTACTTGGTGGCAATATGAGATTAAAAGCTTGCAAAGAAGCTGGAATCAAAGAAGTGCCTATTATTATAGCAGATAATTTAACGGAGGAACAACAAAGGGAATTTCTGATAAAAGATAATGTTTCAGGCGGTGAATGGGATTGGGATATGTTAGCCAATGAATGGGATGCGGAGGAGTTGGATAATTGGGGGCTTGATATTCCAAGTTTTGCTACAGACGTAGATTATTCAATTTTAGATGATGAAGATGTTTCCGAGCAGTTGGAAAATATGACTGATGGTGTAAAAAAAGCAATTCAAATAGAGTTTGAAGCTGAACATTATGAAGATGCTTATGCACTTGTAAAGTTTTGGCGTGAACGTGATGCCTATGTAGGCGGAATGATAATGGAATTTTTGAAAGCTGAAAAAGAAAAAATATGAAAAGAATTGATTTAATACCAATAGAACACAATCGTAAAATTGGCGAAGCTTGTGAGTATATCGAGCCAAACATTACAGAAGATTGTATTTTTTATGCAGATGGAGAACCATTAGGATTTTACCTTACTAAAATGCCTGAAAAAATGTGTAAACTTGCTGATTTGGCAAATGCAGAATTAAGAAGCAAAAATGTTCCTAAAACAGAAATGAAGAGAGCACCTACAGATGGTATTGACGAAAAAACAGGAAAATATAAATATAAAAATGTCGTATTGCAATATTCTACAATACTCGGGTCAGTTCCACCAAAGCCACATATGAGAAGAAATTACGCAACTTTATCAAGTGTTCACGGAGTAAAAACAGCACAAACATTTATAAAATCCATGTTTTTATTGGCAAAAGAAAGTGAACTTTTAATTAAAGAAATATTACCAAAACAATACGAACAGCAAATAGAATTATTTAAACAAGTTCCTGAAAAATGGAGGTTTGGTAATTTATTTACAAGTTCGATTTCAAATTACAATATTTCAGCACCTTTCCATCGTGATACAGGAAATATAGTTGGAGCAGTAAATGTAATTATTTGCAAAAAGTTTAATTCTAAGGGCGGTGATTTACATATTCCTGATTACAATGCTACAATAGGGCAACAAGACAATTCAATATTAGTTTATCCAGCGTGGAAGAATGTTCATGGCGTTACGCCGATTATACCAACATTTGAAGGAGGTTATAGAAATAGCTTGGTGTTTTATCCATTGAAAGGATTTAAAGGATTATAATAATGGCATACGACAAAGTAAAAATATTTCAACAAGCCAAAGAAATGATAGTAAAGCACAAACTTTTCTTTGTCGAAGATATTGTGGCTTTTTTACCTATTGCTAAAAAAACATTTTATGAGTATTTCCCTATTGAAAGTGACGAAAGTAACGAACTAAAAGAACTTTTAGAAACTAACAGAGTAGAATTAAAAGTTTCAATGAGGTCTAAATGGTATAAATCAAACGCTCCAGCCTTACAGATGGCATTAATGAAATTGATTGCAAGCCCAGAGGAACTTCGAAAGCTATCAATGACACACCAAGCAGTAGAAAAATTCGAAACACCAATCTTTAACGGCTTGGACTTAGATGTTACAGAGGACAACAGCACAGATTAAAATTGCCAGCCTTAGAAAAAGAATAAGGATAGTACAGGGCGGAACCTCCGCATCAAAGACATTTAGCATTATTCCGATGCTAATAACTTATGCAAGTGTAAAACCAAACTCTGAAATATCAATAGTTTCTGAATCCATACCACATTTAAAAAGAGGTGCAATAAAAGACTTTGTTAAAATTATGCAGATGACAGGAAACTGGAATGATGCAAGTTTTAATAAGTCCGACATGAAGTACAAATTTGCAAACGGTTCTTATATCGAATTTTTTAGCGTTGACCAGCCAGACAAGTTAAGAGGAGCAAGAAGGCACGTTTTGTTTATTAACGAATGTAACAACGTTCCTTTTGATGCTTACCTGCAATTAAGCATAAGGACTTCAAAGTTTATTTATTTAGATTACAATCCAAGTAATGAGTTTTGGGTGCATACGGAATTAATGCAAGACAAAGATGTGGACTTTATTATTTTGACATACAAAGATAATGAAGCATTAGACCAATCAATTATAACTCAAATTGAGAAAGCCAGAGATAAAGCTAAAACTTCAAAATATTGGGAGAATTGGTGGAATGTTTATGGGCTGGGGTTGGTTGGCAGCATGGACGGAGTAATATTCAGTAATTGGCAACAGGTGGATTCTATTCCAGAGGATGCAAAGCTATTTAGCTACGGCATGGACTTTGGATTTACAAATGATCCTACAACATTAGTAGCTGTTTACCGGTACGACAACAAATTAATTATTGATGAGTTAATATATCAAACAGGTTTACTTAATTCTGATATAATAAGGCATTGCAAAGGTTTGGAAGATAAAACCGTTTACATTACGGCGGATAGTGCAGAGCCGAAAAGTATTGAGGAAATAAAGCGAGCAGGTATTTATATTAAGGCGGCAAACAAGGGCAAGGATTCGATTAATCATGGAATTGATATATTACAACAGCATGATATATTAATAACGTCTAAGAGCGTTAATTTAATAAAGGAGTTTAGGAACTACACATGGGATGCTGATAAGGCAGGGAATAAATTAAATAAACCTATTGATGCTTATAATCATGGAATTGATGCATTGAGGTATGCCTGTGAAGGTTTAAGCGTTCCAAAATTCAACCTTTGGGATATTTCGTAAATAAATTATACATTTGCATTTAAAACATTAATTATGGGGGCTTTAAAGTGGTTAGGGTTAAATAGAAAGAAGTCTATTGAGGTGCAAGACCCGCAAGTGGTCAAAATTGTTTATAACGGAGATTTTGGCGGGTATAGACCTTTGGTTTATTTCGGAGACGAAACGCAAATATACATAGACCAAGGATTCTTAGGCAATCACGTTATATTTACCATTACAGACTGGGTTGCTCGTAAAATGGCATCAGTCAGCCCGATTGTTTATCGGGTAAAGAACAAGACTGCATTAAAGCAATACAAAGCTTATCAATCTAATTTCAATGTTAAGAATATTGCCAAGATTAATGAGTTAAAGAAAAAAGCTTTTGAAAAATTAGAGTTAGAAGATCACCCGCTGGTTGAATTGCTTAATAAGCCAAACCCGACACAGAACTGGGATGAGTTCGTTTACGGATATTTAGTTTATAAAAAGTTTGTAGGACGTTGTTTCATCAAAGGTTCAAGGGTAGAAAACAGCGTTAGAACAAAAGGATTTCAGCAGATATACTTACTACCTGCCCAGCACATAATTTCTGAATCAGGAGAAGGGGCGACAGTAATAGCCAATTATGCAGACAAGAGGCAACCTCTTAATAAGATAGCAACGGATGAAGTTTGTGTAATTAAAACATTTTCACCAGTTGCTGGCGGTTTTGATGGCACTTCGATATTTAAGTCAGCCCGAAAGTTATTGCAAAAATCTTCGGATGCATTGGATGCGGAAACAGAAACCATGCAGAACAGGGGTGCAAAGAAAATAGTATTTCCAAATCTTACACCAGACCAGCTTAGTTCCATAAGTATGCCGAGCGATAGCCAAGAGAGCAACGCAAACGAAAAGCTAAGGAAAACTATTAAGGAAGCAGGAAATGGAGGGATAGCGTTAAATTCTATACCTTTGGGTTCACTTGACCTTGGTTTAAGTCCAATTGATTTAAATATACTTGCATCAAAGAGCGTTGATGATAAAGCTTGGTGCAGTTTGTTTCATGTAAACTCAATGGTGGTTCTTAATGACCACGAATCGGCAAGTTACGACACAATGCAACAGGGCAAAGTTTCAAGCGTAACAGATGGCGTAATACCAGAACTTGAAGCATTAAAGAACGGATTAAATTCGTGGTTGTGTCCAAGTTATGGCGAAGACCTTTACATTGATTTTGATTACACAGAGTTTCCGGAGATGTACGAGGAACTGTTTAAGGTTGCTGAAAGGTTGATGAAAACAGAATCGGTAACTATTAATGAAATCAGAGACGTAATCAAGTATGATGCCTATACAGGTGAAAATGCAGACAAGATTTTAGTTTCAGGTAGCAAAAA